ATGACGGCTAGCTTTTCAAAAAAGCAGCTGCGCGCGATGACGTGGTGGATGCCGAAAAGCCGGGACCATGGGTTTGACGCGCTGGTCTGCGATGGGGCGGTGCGCTCGGGAAAGACGCTTGCGATGGGGCTGGGCTTTTTCCTGTGGGCGATGAGCTGCTTTACGGGAAGGCGGTTCGCGCTGTGCGGCAAGACCAGAGGCGGCGTCAGGCGAAACGTCGTGCAGGAGCTTCTGCCGTGGCTGCGGCGGCTGGGGATGACGGTTTTGGAGAACCGGACGGCGCAGGTGCTGCGGGTCCGATTCGCGAAACGAGAAAATGAGTTCTATCTCTTTGGCGGCAAGGACGAGGGCTCGGCGGCGCTCATTCAGGGCATGACGCTGGCGGGGGTATTTCTCGACGAGGTGGTGCTGATGCCGCGCTCATTTGTCGAGCAGGCATGCGCCAGATGCTCGGTGGAGGGCAGCCGGCTGTGGTTCAGCTGCAACCCGGAGGGTCCGCAGCACTGGTTCTATCAGGAATGGATTTTGCAGGCGGAAAAGCGCAATTGCCTGCATCTGCAGTTTACGATGCAGGACAATCCTTCGCTGAGCAAAACCGTACGCAGACGCTATGAACGGCTTTACACGGGCGTTTTTTACCGGCGGTTCATTCTGGGGCAGTGGTGTCAGGCGGAGGGTCGGGTGTATGACTTCTTTGACACGGCGCTTGTCCGCCCGGCGCCCGCAGGAGGCTATGAGCAGTGGGTCATTTCGTGCGACTACGGAACGGTCAATCCGGCATCGTTCGGGCTGTGGGGCAGGCAAAACGGCGTATGGTACCGGACGGACGAGTTTTACTTTGATTCCCGGCGCGAAGGACGGCAGATGACGGACGCGGAATACGCAGGAAAGCTCCGGCAGCTTGCCGGAGGACGGACGATACGGGAGGTGATTGTGGACCCATCGGCGGCAAGCTTCATCGAGGTTCTGCGGCGCGAGGGCTGGAAGGTCCGGAAGGCGGACAACGACGTTCTGTCCGGCATCCGGCGGACGGCGGACGCACTGCGGGCGGGACGGATTGTGATCTGCGACCGGTGTACGGACTGCCTGCGGGAGATGGAGCTTTATGTTTGGGATCTGGCTGCCGGCGGGGACCGGGTGGTCAAGAAGAACGATCATGCGATGGACGATATGCGGTATTTTGTGACAGGCGTTCTGGGAAGCGGCACGGCGTTTGCTGTGTGGGCGCCGGAACGGAAAATTTGAAGGGGTGATGGCAGTGAGAAAAAAGGCAAAGGCGGGCGTCTGCAAGGCGGCGCAGATGAGAAGCGGCGCGCAGCATCCGTTCGGGATGCTGTCCGGTGTGACGGCGCTCGGCGGCGGAGAACTGGAGGTGTACCGGCAGATCCGCAATGCGGTGCCGCTTCTGGACGCGGCGATCGGGAAGCTGGTCAGGCTCACGGGCGGGTTCGAGGTCCGCTGCACAAATCCGGCAGCGGAGCGCGGATTGCGGCAGTTTCTGAAATCGGTGAATGCCGGACGCGGTCAGGTGGGCATCGAGAGTTTTCTGGCGGCATTTTTGCAGAGCATGCTGGTTTACGGCAGGGCTGTGGGCGAGATGGTGGTCGGCGGGAACGAGATTGCGGCGGTTCTGTGGGGCGATGTGACGAAGCTCTATGTGCAGGAGGGCAGCTCGCCGATGGACTTCGCGTTCGGACAGTGGCAGGACGCAGAGGTGAAGATTTTTCCAAGGCAGAATCTGATTCTCTTTGCGGCGTGGAATCCGGACGAAGAGAATCCGTACGGCGCGTCGGTGTTCCGGAGTATGCCGTTTCTGGTGGATGTGCTGCTGAAAATCTACAGCACGATCGGAACGAACTGGGAGCGGGCAGGCAATGTGCGCTACTCGGTGGTGTATAAGCCGGGCGACGCATCGGGGCAGATCGACGCGCAGGAACGAAGCGAACAGATTGCCGAGCAGTGGTCGCAGGCGATGCAGGAATCCAGGCACGGCGTGGTGCGCGATTTTGTGGCGGTCGGCGATGTGCAGATCAAGGTTATCGGAGCCGACGGGCAGATTCTCGATTCCGAGGTGCCGGTGCGGCAGATTCTGGAGCAGCTCGTGGCAAAGACGGGGCTTCCGCCGTTTCTGCTGGGGCTCAACTGGGCGTCGACCGAACGGATGAGCGCGCAGCAGACAGATTTGCTGACCTCAGAGCTGTGGGCCATCCGCCGGACGGTGGAGCCGGTTTTGCTGCGGATCTGCAGGCTGTGGATGCAGCTGCACGGATATGCGGAGGAGCCGGAGATTGTCTGGGATGAAATCAGTCTGCAGGACATTGTAGAGCAGGCGCACGCGGCGCTTTACCGGGCGCAGGCGGAAAAACTGACGGCAGAACAGGAGGAGACGACATGAAAATTACAAAGGCGGCGAGCGTGGAGCTGAGCGGCGCGCCGAGTGCGGAGCAGCTGGAAAAAATCAACCGGCTGACGAAGAAAGCGGTCACGGCGGAGGAGGTCTATGTGTTTTCCGTGCGGCTGTGCGACGATCAGGTGGACCGGGACGACGAGCGGTTTTCGGAGAGCTGCATCCGTGAACTGGCGGCGCTTTTCATCGGAAAGACCGGCGTGATGGACCACGTATGGTCGGCGGAAAAGCAGGTGGCGCGGATTTTTGACACGGAGGTGCTGGCGGAGAACGGCGCGACGTATCTCAAGGGCTGGGCGTATATGCTGCGCGGCGCGGAGACGGACGGGCTGATTCGCGAGATTGACGGCGGCATCAAAAAGGAAGTTTCCATCGGGTGCGCGGTGAAGCGCAGAATGTGCTCGATCTGCGGCGCGGAGTATGGCGCGTGCGAGCATGTGAAGGGTGAGACGTATGGTGCGGAGCGCTGCGCGGCAGTTTTGTGCGAGGCGGTGGACGCCTACGAGTTTTCGTTTGTGGCAGTGCCGGCACAGAAGCAGGCGGGCGTTTTGCAGAAGCAGACGGGCGGCGGCGTACCGGTGGACGAGTTTGCGCTGAAAAAGCTGCAGAAGGAGGCGGAGCTTGGAAAGGCTTACCGGCAGGAGCTGGAGACGCGGGTGACGCGCGCGGCGCTGCTGCTGGGACTGGAACTGGATGCGGGACTGATGAAGCGGATTGTGCGCGGCATGGCGGCGGAGGAGCTGAAAGGGCTGAGCGAGGGTCTGGAGCGCCGGACGGCGGAGCTTTTTGCACCGGAGCCGCAGATGACCGTGGAGCAGGACGCGGCGCGCGAGCAGAACAGCGCGTTTCTGATTTAACTGGCGGCTGGCAGGCGTCCGGCAGGTGTGTCTGGCGCGGCTGCAAATATTTATTTTTAGAAGGGAGAACAAAAAATGGCAATTTCTTTTGAGGCGATCGGGCAGAAAATGGTGACGTTTGCTGCCGGAACCGGTCTGGCGGAGGGCAAGGTCTGCAAGATCTCGGCAAACGGAACGGTGGGTCCCTGCTCGGAGGAGGGCTTCTGCGGCGTGGTTTCGCAGATTCGAGGCGGCGCGGCGGGCGTCATTCTGGAGGGGTACGTGGAGCTTTCGTATGCGGGCTCGACGGCGCCTTCGCTCGGCTACGCGATTCTGACGACGGACAAGGCGGGCGAGGTGGTTCCCGGAACAAGCGGCAGAACGTGCCTGATTGTGAGCGTGGATTCGACAAACAAGAAAATCGGTCTGTTTTTATAAGAGGAAAGGAGCATAACAATGGGTTTTGATCATGTAAAGATGGAAAAGGGCATGTACCGCGAGAGCGGCAAGACGTTTACGCAGGTTCTCGAATCGCTCGACCCGAGCGAAAACTACAAGGGCACGGCGCTCGAGGGCACGGACGCCTTCCAGCGCCAGCTCAAGCGATTTGATATCCACGCAAAGGGTGCGTACTCGGACCCGGTGGAAAAATTCTTCCGCACGATGGACTCGAGCGTCCTGTTCCCGGAGTATATTGCGCGCGCAGTCAAACAGGGCATGGAGGAAAACAATGTGCTGCCGAAGATTACGGCAAGCACGACGACCATCGATGCGATGGATTACCGAAGCGTTTATTCGGTTCCCTCCGAGCAGGACAAGATGCTCATGCAGGTATCCGAGGGCGCGAGCATTCCGGCAACCCAGGTCAAGACGAAGGCAAACCTTGTCAAGCTCAACAAGCGCGGCAGAATGCTCGTCGCGTCCTATGAGGCAATTCGCTTCCAGAAGCTGGACCTGTTTTCCGTCACGCTGCGCCAGATCGGCGCGTACATCCAGACAATGCATCTGAAAGACGCGGTGGAGGTGCTGGTAAAGGGCGACGGCAACAACAACGCGGCGGCAAGCTTTACCATTGGAGATAGTCCGCTTTCCGGTACGGCAGGCACGCTGACCTATCAGCAGCTGGTGGAATTCTGGGCGCAGTTTGAACCGTATGAGCTCAACTGCTTCCTGATGAATACCGGCACAATGGTCAAGATGCTGGGGCTGAGCGAGTTCCAGAATCCGCTGACGGGTCTGAACTTCCAGGGCACGGGCGCACTGTCGACGCCGCTGGGCGCGGAGCTTCTGAAGGCAAACTGCGTGGACGCCGGCAAGATTATCGGTCTGGACAGACGATACGCTCTGGAAATGGTGCAGGCGGGCGATGTGTCGGTCGAGTACGACAAGCTCATTGACCGCCAGCTCGAGCGCGCAGCCATCACGTCGATTTCCGGCTTTGGCAAGATCATGCCGGAGGCTTCGAAGGTGCTGGTGATCGGATGACGCTGTTGGAGGAGATCTATGAGGCGGCTGCGCAAGCCGCCCCCTCCGGCGCGGATGAGGAGCTTTTGCAAAGACTCTGCCGGATTTCGGCGGCGCAGTGGCAGGCGCGGCTGAAAGCGGGCGTGACGCCGGAGGACTGCCGGGAGGTGTTTATCTGCGCGGCGGCATGGAGCGCGGCAGCAGGATATTTCACGCAGCAGAGCGCCGCAAGCTGGAACATTGAGAGCTTTACGGTGGGCGATGTGAGCGTGAAGACCGCAAGCGGAGAGAAGACCGCGCAGCAGACGCCGGTGCAGCGATTGACGCAGCAGGCACAGCTGCTGATGCGCCCGTTTTGCAGGGCGGAGGATTTTGCGTTCGTGGGGGTGCGCGGATGAAGGCGCTGATCGAGAGCATTCTGCAGGGCTACGGCAGCCTTGTGACGGTGCGCGACGGGCAGAGCGCAAGAACGTTCCGCGCGCTGGTGCAGCCGGTAACGGAAAAGGGCTGGGCAAGCACGCGAAAGCTCATAGAATCGCTCGGCAGGGTTCCGAAGGGGCAGTATGTGTATATCGGTCCGGCAGAAATGGAGATCAAACAGGGACAGACGGTAGAGGTCCGGCAGGAGGCGTATGTCGTCCGGCGCAGCGAGACGATGGCGCTGGGCGATGAGACGCTCTATGTATGGGCGCTTCTGACGAAGGCAGGAGGTGCGGAAAGCTGGAACAGCTGATTGAGGCGATTTTGAAGTGGCTGAAGCAGGCGGGCTTTGCGGCGGTCCGGCGGCTGCCGGAGGGCGTGTTTCCGGCGCTGACAGATACGGTAGTGGCAGTCGGAATCCGGAAGGCGGAGGCGAAGGATGCGGGGCTTTATTCGTATCTGGGCGTGCTGGAGACGGACGGAAAGCCGGTTTCGCTCTACGGAAAGCGGCTGGAAGCGGAGATCTCCATGGAGGCGCTGTGTCCCGAGGAGCAGGGCGCAAAGCGCTGCATGCAGGCGGCGGACGCGCTTGTGACGAAGCTTTCCGGCGGAGTTCCGGGTCTGACGATCAGTAGAATCTGCGCGGAGGAATGCCGGTTTGCAGCGGATGCGGACTGTTACAGCTGCAAGGTGACGGCGCATGCGCTGGCATATGTGTATGCGCTGGCAAATGAAGAGGAGACGGAGTTTACGGACTTCATATTGAAAGGAGAAGTGCAATGAGTCTGGTTTATCATGAGCGTCCGGGCGTGTATTCGAGCTACGACGCTTCGTCGATTATCGCAAGAGGCTCCACGGAGCGCGTCATCGCGCTCATCGGCAAGGCGGAGGCAAAGGCGGGGCTTTACAGGCTTCACTCGTATGCGGAGGCAAAGGAGGCGTTCGCAGAGGGAAGCGAGCTTGGCAGAATGGCGAAGCTTGCCTATCAGAACGGCGCGGGCACGGTGCTGGCAAGCCCGGTGGCGGAGGATACGCTTGAAGCGTATCAGGCGGCGCTGGCGCTGGTGTTCGCGGAAAAGGAGGCTGGCTTCTGCGTGGTGGGAAGTGCGCTGGAGACGGTGCAGAAGGCGCTGCGCGACGCGGTGGAGTCTGCCTCCAAACAAAATGGCGAATGCGTCGGCATTGTGGGTCTGGCAGAGCCGACACTCAAGAATCTGACGGACCGGGCGGCGGCTCTGAACTCCGAGCGTATGGTGCTCGTTGCGCCGGATGTGTATGTCTGGGGCGAGAGCACGCTTGCCGGCGGTCAGATGGCAGCTGCGGCGCTGGCAGGCGTGCTGACCGATCAGTCGGACCCGGCGCTGCCGCTCAACGGACAGGTTCTGTATGGCATGACCGGCGTGAGCAAGATGTATGAGGATACGGAAATTGACGCGCTGGTCAAGGGCGGTGTGACGGTTTTGGAGTGCTACGGCGGCAGGGTCAGCGTGATGCGCGGCATCACGACAAGAACAAAGACCGGACAGACGGAGGATGCGACGTTCCGCGAGCTGGGCACAATTCTGGTGATCGACGACGTGATTCCTGCAATCCGCAAGAGTCTGCGGACCAAATTTGCGCGCGCCAAGAACAATGTGCTGACAAGAAATGCAATTCGCAGTCAGGTGATCGTGGAGCTGGAGGACCGGATCGAGCGCGAGATTATTGAAAGCTATGAGAATCTGACGGTGACGGCGCTGGAGTCGGACCCCACGACGTGTCTGGTAGAGTTTGAGTTTACGGTTGTGCATGGGCTGAACCGGATTTTCCTGACTGCCCATATCAGTGTTTGAGGAGGATGAGCATGGCAATTCGGAAAATTCCGACAACGGCGGATATCTATCTGGAAGTCAACGGCGTGCGTGTGGCAGTGGTGCAGAGCTACAAGGTGACGGCAAGCCGGGAAAGCAAGGCGATTTATGCCTTCGGGCAGTCGGAGCCGGTGTCGACGATTCGCGGGCAGAGCCAGTACGTGCTGGAACTGACCCGGCTTTATGCGACCGACGAGGCAATCCGCGACGGACTGAACTTCTGCGATATGGACGATTTTTCTCTTGTTGTATGCAAGCCCGATCGGAACGTGATCTATACGGGCTGCCAGTGGAAGAGTCTGCAGGAGAGCGCAGAGGTCGGCGGCAACGTGCTGGAAAAGGTCACGGTGGAAGCCGGACGCCGGATTGAAAATCTGTTATGAGCGCAGGCGAATTTCTGACGCTTTTTGCAGGCAGCGGGAAAAGACGGCTCGAGGACGGATGGGAGCTGCGCGTGGTTCCGGCATTTGCGGTGCTGCAGGCAAGGCGCGAGGCGCTGGAGCGCAGCGCGCAGGATGATGGAGCGCTCGGGCTGTGGATGAATGCGTGCGTGCTGGCAAGGGCGCTTTACAAAGACGGGCAGCGGGCGTTTTCCGACGGGGAGGCGGTGATGCAGGCAGCTTCGGCAGAAAAAATCGAACGCTGGATGCAGGCGTATGCGGCGCTGTGCCGGGAGGATAATCCGGCATGCAGCGAGGAAAACGCGCGTCTTGCGGCGCAGGCGCTGGGGCAGGAGGACTATGAGCGGCTCAAGTGGCGCGTGCTCAAGCGTTTCGGCGTTCTGCCGTCGGAGATGCGCGCGCGGCGCATGACGGACCGGGAGTATCTCTACTGCGCGGCGCAGCTGCTGCTCGACGAGCAGGAGAAACTCGAGGCAATGTGCCCCGCGTGCAGGGAGAAGGCAAAAAGGCGGCTTTGTCCGGTGTGCGGCGAGCCGGTTCCGGAGGAAAACGCAGGATTTGATGAAGGACGGTTTGAGGAGCTAAAGAATGCTGGAGTATGTGAAACGGCTTCTTCTGATGCAGACGAAGCTGGCGGCGCAGTTTGACGCCGGGCAGACGCCGGAAATCCGGGAAACTGCGCTGCATGCGGAGGCTGTGCAGACGGAAGACGCGCTGATGGACGAGACTGCGGCAAAGACACAAAAAATGGAAGCTTCCGAGCGGGCGAAGTCCGATCAGACGCAGGAACAGACGGTGGAGGACAAGCTTCGCGAGCTGACGCGCCAGACAATGCGCATGGAAAGCCTGCAGCAGCAGAAGACGGCGCAGAAAGAGCAGGAGCAGACGAGGAGGCTGGAAGCGGCAATGACCGCGCTGCAGGAGCGCCAGATGGTCGAGCTTGAAAAACGGACGCCGGAATGTGCGCCAAGCGGTCTTACGGGGAGCTACCGGCAGACAATGACGGTTGCGGGCATTGCGTCGGGTCCGTCGCAGCGGTCGATGCAGGAAATTTCACGTTTTTTTGAGCGCGACGCCAGGCGCTATGGATAAAAGGAGGGAAAAGTATGCTCAAGATGCGGTTCGGCTCGTTTGTGTGGCCGAATAATCCGAGGACCTATACGCTCAGCTGCAAGCGGCAGACGGCGGTACATAAGATTCCAATGGGCGGCTTTGCCGTGCAGGATCTGGGCAGGACGGCGACGGTAATGCAGGGCGAGGGCGAGTTTTTCGGCGCCGGGGCGTATGACACGTTTCAGGAGCTGCTGTCGGTCTTTCAGAAGGGCGGACAGCAGATGCTGGTGCATCCGGTGTGGCAGACGGCAAGCGCGTATTTTACGGAGCTTACGCTGACGCAGGAGCCGAGAGACGATTATGTGGCGTATCGGTTTACGTTCTGTGAGGCGCCGGGTGCGGCGGGTTCCGGCGCGGCAGATGACAGCCTTTCGCAGGCAATCGGCAAGCGGTTCTGCGAGGTCGGCGCGGGACAGACGCTTTGGGAAATCTGCACGGCGTACAGACTCAGCATGCAGGCGCTTCTGCGGCTCAATCCGCAGATCGCAAAGCCGAACAGCGTCGCTGCCGGAACGAGGGTACGGGTGCAATGATCGGAATGGTAACGAGCTGCACGGGCAAGCAGACGCTGCTGCCGGCGCTGCTGCAGTGGAACATCAAGCGCACGGACGGTGAACCGTGCGACAGCTTCAGCGTCCAGTTTTTGTGCGGGAAGACGACGAAGGAACTGCTGGAACAGGCAACGGAGTTCCGGGCGACGGAAAAGGGAAGGGTTGTGTTCACGGGCATTGTGGATGATTTTGAACTGCGGCTCGGGAAAGAGGGCGCAATTGCCGAACTGACCGGGCGCGGCATGGCGGCAAGGCTTATGGACATGCAGACACCGGCGGCAGAATATGTGAGCGCGCAGCTGGAGGACATTCTCAACGCCTATGTCAGACCCTGCGGCATTACGAAAATCGAGGCGGACGAGATGCCGCCGGTCCGGAATTTTGTGGTGCAGACGGGCGCGACGTGCTATCAGGCGCTTGCGGGCTTCTGCAGGCACAGCGCGGAAATTTTCCCGCGCTTTCTGGCGGACGGAACGCTGGTGCTGCGAAAGGAGGCTGCCGGAAGCAGCATCCGGCTGGGCAGTGAGATTCTGACGGCGCAGTATGTCAGAAACCGCTACGGCGTAGCGGCAAGGCAGGTGCTGATCAACACGAGAAACGGCAGCTATCAGGCGGCGGATTATGCTGGGTTTCAGGCGCTGGGCGGCACGAGGGTGCAGTATGCCGGACGAACGGGCGATAAAATCCGCGCGACGTTCCGTACGGCAAAGCAGCGGCTGGACGATACGAAGCGCGACGAGAAGCTTCTGTACGTGACGTATCCGGGGAATTTTCTGGCAGAGCCGCTGGATCAGGCTGTCGTTTCGATCGGCGCGCTCGGCATCCGCGGAACATTTACCGTGCAGGAGGCGCAGTCCGGCTGCGACGAGACGGGCGCGACCTGCACGCTGATTTTGAGGTGAAAGAACATGTGGTTATCAAGACGGGTGATGACGGATCCCAATCCGGAGGACCCAGCGACGCTCGGTACCGTGAGCATCGGCGGGCAGGTGCCTGCGGTTGTGACGGACGCGGAAAAACGGCGCGCGAAGGTGATTTCGCCGGGCGGCTACTGCTGGAATCCGGCGGCGACCGACTGCGTGCTGGTGGTCAAGGGGAACGAGCTGTATCTTGCCGGTATGCCGCAGGACGGGACAAAGGGCTTGCAGCCAGGTGAGGTGATGCTCTTTTCCAAAGGCGCGAGCGTGAAGGTGATGAATGACGGCGAGATTCATCTGGCGGGCGATGTGTACGTGGAGGGAGACCTCTATGTGAACGGACAGAAAATGGAGGTGCCGTGAATGGAAAATCTGCTCAGAGACGGAGACTATGTACCGAACGGATTCGGCGGGTTTACGAGGCTTTACGGGACGCAGGAGGTTCTGGCGCGGGCGCTGTTCCGACTGACATGCAGGCGCGGAAGCTTCCCGTTTCTGCCGGAGCTGGGAAGCAGACTCCAGGAACTGGGACTGGAAAAGCCTTCGGCAAGAGAAGCTGCGGCAAAGATCTTTTGCGCTTCGGCGCTGCGCGACATGGAACTGGAGGTGGACGACGTGCGCCTGACACAGCTGCCGGACGGGCATGCGCGCATGGAGGTCTGGCTGACAGTAGAGGATGAAAAGCAGGCATTGGAGGTGCGGATTTGAAGGAAGTAGAAGAGCTTTACGGGAAAATGCTGGCGGTTTTTGAGGAGAAGACCGGCTTTACGATGGACGATACGGCAGATCTGGCGGTCCGGCTGTATGCCGCGGCGGCGCAGATACAGTCGCTCTATGCCTACAGCGACTGGGCGATGAACCAGAGCTTCCCGCAGACGGCGACGGGTGAGTATCTGGACTACCACGCGGCGCTGCGCGGCATCACGAGAAAGGCGGGCACCAGGGCATCAGGCATTCTGCGCTTCAAGATCGATCAGGCGCTGGAAGACAACCTGCCGATTTCCGCTGGCACGGTCTGCACGACGGCGGGACTGGTCCGGTTTGTCACGACACACGACGGCGAGATTGCGGCGGGAGAGCTGTAT